GCTATAGGGAACCCATTCGATTACTGCAGCCTCGCGGCATTCCAGTTCGACATGGTCGTGCGCACAGCGCGTAGCCGTTTGCCCCGCGTAAAGGGGCGACCCTCAGATAATTCCGCCAGCGGTTCTGAGGTTAAACGGTGTGGTGCTTGCTCTAAGAGTGAGCGCGACACCAAGCAGGTGGTCCACAATGGCCTACAGTTGCTTCGGGTTCGGTACGGTATTCCGTACGTCGAACTTCCGGACTGTGAGGTCTCTGAACTCAGCCGCTTGCTCTCTTTTCTTTTGCTACAGGGGAAGGAGCGTCCCTCTGTAGTTTTCCCTCGGCGCCAGGCCAAGGGAAAGTCAATTGACGGTCTTTGTAACATGCAAAGACTGGACCGCAGATCGAGGTGGGCCTTGGCCCATTCAATGAATTCGATCAAGCGCAACCTCCCGAAGAGTTGTGCGCGGTGCACTCCGTCCATGCAAGCCGAATGGGAAGGGCTTGCATGCTCTCAACCCCCCCCTCTACCCTCCGAGTATCTCGAGTTCGTCCGACGAACAGTTACTCGGCTCTTTCCGCCTATGTGGGATCGAGGCTATGAAAACTTCGTCGGTAATCATTTGCCTAATCCCTCTGCCAGAGCAAAGAAGCGCTCGCGCGCCGATCTGCTTTGGTCTGGTAGACGGTCAGAGTTCCTAAGCCGCTGTCTTGAAGAGTCTGATGAGACTCCTTCTATTTTGACTGCGCGGTTCAAAGAGATCCTTTCAGCAGGGAAGCGCAGGCCAATGCTCATCTTTGATGAGTCCATTGACCTTCTTGCGCCACTGCATAAGCTCCTGTATGCCAGATGCAGGAGTTTCGATTGGATCGTTTGCGGTGATATCACCGAGGAAAGGATAGCATCTGTCTGCGTCAACGAGTACCAAACCTCTGTCGATTTGGTATCTGCAACTGACGGGCTTCACCACTCTGTGGCTGAAGCAATCCTTGATGTGATGTTCTTCACCTCGGTGAAGATACCTCGTAGCATTCGCTCGTTGGCGAAGGCTTCCTTGAGCCCTGTTTTCGTTGGGCGCGAGGGATATCACAGAAGGGTCAGGCACGGACAGATGATGGGGGCCTACCTCTCTTTTCCTCTCCTCTGTCTGCAGTCTTACTGCGCAGCCCTTTGGGCTGCTAGGTTCGACTCAGATGCGCGGTTTCTCGTTAACGGGGATGACACTGTCATCTCGGCATCGCGAGGAGTCACTGTGCAGGACTATCCCCCTGGGATGCGGCTCAACAGTGACAAAACGATAATCGCGCGGAATGTCGCAGACTTTAATTCTACGACATTCCTGAGGTCTCGAGGAGGGTGGCGAGAAGTTCGCCACCTCAGGAGAGGCGGAGCTTTGACCGATTACTCGGGCATGCTTCACATGGCTCAGGCCGTGTCCAAGTGTGGACCTTCGTGGGTTGACGCGTACCAGCGCGCCAGAATCGGTCGAAGATGGGGTTTCCTCCCCTCCCAGGTAGGTCATACGACCTACGCCGCTTACAAGCGAGAGCGGCAGATGTTGCGCAGTAGGAACTTCACTGTGCTGCCCACAGATTCTGATCAACAGGATCTAACATCTCTGAGAAAGATCACTGGGCGTGATCCTACACCCATAGAAGCCGAAGCTCTCCGGAGCTTCTTCTGGCAAAATGGGAGGAGGGGAGGTTTGAAGAGAGACGCATTTAACCCGTCCTGCGGTTACGTGCGTCGGACTTACTCCTATGCGAAAGTTTCGCCTAGGTCTTTCGTTTCCTTTGTCGTTAAGAAACGAATGGACCGCTTGATTGGTCGGCGGAGTAGGCCAGCCGGTTTCTTTCTCCTTCCCGAGGAGTTTGAGACCGAAGAAGAAATGAGAGCTGCTTTGTCATTGGCAGTTTTCCGTAGGGATAATTGCCGGGAAGGATGCTTGGCATGCCTTTCGCTGGCGACAGAGTAGAAGAGTTCAGGTGTCCCAGACACCTGTGGCCGATCGTGCGCGACCATGCGCTTGAAGTTCCAAAGGACACCCTCAGATAGCCTACGGCGAGCCCGCGAGATCGAGGCAGGGTGGCTGGACGGTCGACGGTGAATTAACATTCATAGTTGGCTAGGGGGGGTAGACCCCTCGTCGTGTCCTTCACGCCTGGCGTCCTTGGCGGTGAATTCACATTCATAGCTCAGCGATGAACCAGGAACAAAGTATATCTGAAAAGAATGGAAAGCTCATGTTAGCGCGTCGCGGGGTCATACCAGTATGACAGGGCGATCGGCATCGGAGGTCCTTATGCACGCCGGGTGCAGAGGACTAGCGGCTTTAGCAAGTTAGCGC